CCCCCGTCCATAGTTCCGTTCCTCACAGCGGACAAGTTCGCAAATTTCATCGTTGGCCCCGTCGGATCGACGAAGACCACAGGCTCTCTGATGAAGATAGCCATGGAAGCCAAGCGCGTTGCACGGTGCAGAGATGGCATCAGGCGCTCGCGCTGCGCGGTGATACGTAACACGCGGCAGATGCTCTGGGATACGACGATCCCGGACTTTCTCAAATGGTTCCCCGACGGGCAGGCGGGCTCGCTCATGAAGACCGACAGCAAATTTCTGCTGCGGTTCGACGACGTGGAGTGCGAGGTGCTGTTTCGTGGTCTCGACGATGCCAACGACGTGCGGCGGCTTCTGTCTCTGCAGCTTACGTTCGGTGTCATGGACGAGTTCCGCGAGATCAACGCAGATGTGTACAACGCACTGACGGGTCGTCTCGGGCGATACCCGGACAAGACCATGAACGGGGTCGGCGCGTGTGATGACGCGGGCAACCAGATCCACAAGGTGTGGGGGGCGACGAACCCGCCGGACGCAGATACGTTCTGGGAAGAGCTGCTGCGTGAGCCGCCGTCGAACATGCACGTCACCATTCAGCCCAGCGGACTCTCGCCAGAGGCCGATTGGGTTCAGTACCTGCCCACGGGGTACTACGAGAACCTGTGCGAAGGCAAGACACCGGACTGGATCGATGTGTACGTCCACGGGAAGTTCGGGCGTAGCCTCGCAGGACTGCCGGTGTATGAGCGCACGTTCACAGCGGACTTCCACATCGCTGCTGACAACCTCAAGCCCATCATCAGTCAGGAGTATCCCATCACCATCGGGATTGACTTCGGGCGCACGCCGTCAGCCGTGTTCATGCAGCGCGATCCGCGAGGGCGGGTGCTGGTCCTCTCAGAGCTTGTCTCGGAGAACATGGGCCTGGAGACTTTCATACAGACAAGACTCAACCCGCACATCGGCAACACGTACCCAGGGTTTAAGTTCGTGGCAGCGCCGGACCCCGCAGGGTTTATGAAGCAGCAGGCCAACGAGATGACGCTGGTCGATCAGCTCAAGAACGCTGGGTTCCACTGCGTCAGGCCACCGACGAACGACCCGGACAAACGCATACAGGCAGTTGAGCGGCTGCTGGCCCAGCAGGTCGAGGGCAAAGCCATGTTCATCGTAGACCCGCGATGCACTCAGTTGATCAAAGGGTTCAAGCACGGGTATCGGTACAAGGTCAAGAAAAACGGCGAGATGGAAGACAAGCCGGACAAGAACGAGTACAGCCACTGCCACGACGCGCTACAGTACGGGGCGGCGGTCATCGACATGAACATACGCGGGTACGGGATGCAGAACACCCGCCGCGAAGTTAAGCGTGTCTCGTTTGTATACACTTGACCACCGGGGTACCCAGGATACAATCCCGGTAACTCCCGGAGACATCCATGCCTAATTTTTATCCGTCCATCAGTGCTGAGCGCAGGCACGAGGACTTTACACTTCAGGTAGCTCGTGGGCAGATTGCTGGGCATCGTAGCGTCGTAGTGTTTGGCTTTAATCCTGATGTAGATACCACGGAAGCCACAGTTTGGCCGCGTACAGGGCTGCTGGCGCATCCAGCTACAGCTATTCAGATGTCTGTGAGTTCGTCAAACGCGAACGACACATCTGCGGGCACCGGGGCTCGCACTGTCTTGATACAGGGACTCAATAGCGCCTTCGACGAAATTTCCGAGACTGTTACGCTCAACGGGCAGACGGCTGTCACAACTACACAGAGTTTTCTGCGCATTAACTACGCGCTTGTCACTACTGCCGGATCAACCAACGGCGCGGCTGGGGATATCTATTTTGGTACTGGAACAGTCACTGCGGGGGTACCCGCTACTGTGTACAACATCATCAAGTTCAACTTCAACAACACCGTGACTGGGCATTACACTGTGCCAGCCGGGTACACAGCGTATCTTGTTCAAGGCTTGTTTTCAGCGGGACAAGCCAGCGGTTCCACCCAGGTTCAGGGGCGGCTTCTTACAACTGGTCTAAATGGCGTTCGCCACACAGCCGCCATCGTTACCCTAAACAACGGTTCGGCTGATTACGCATTTGAGTACCCTGTTGCTATTCCTGAAAAGACTGATATTGAGGCTACTGGGTTAGGTAGTGCGAACAACAACGCGTGCTCCTCGATGTTTATTCTCGTACTTGTCAATGGTGCAGCCGCTGGCGCACCGGGCGTTCCTTGGAACTAAGGAAATTTTATGGCAGCACTAGGTCTCGCAATCATTCCTGTTGCTCGGTCGTCAGACATCGAGGAGCAATCCAAGAAGCGCAGCGATGAGTTGCAGAACCAGCCTGTCATCCAGGGTTTGGCGAGCCACGTTCGCAAACGGTGGAACACCGGCAAAGAGTCCAAGCGAGAGCTTGAAGAGCGCATGCTCAAAGGGCTTCGTCAGCGCAACGGGCTGTATGACCCGGACAAGCTCGCTGACATCATGAAGCAGGGCGGCTCTGAGATCTATATCCAGCTATCGTCCGTCAAATGCCGCGCAGCTACGAGCTGGCTGCGGGATACCTTGCTAGGTACCGGCGCTGACAAGCCATGGGCACTGGACGCCACGCCCGAGCCCACTCTCCCCCCTGATATTGTTGACGCCCTGCGGGCGGACATGGCGCAGGAACTGCAGCGCATGATGGAGTCGGGCATGCAGCCGCCTGATCCGTCGCAGCTTCGCGAGATCGCGATGCAGATGAAAGACGCTGCGATGCGTCGGACGAAGGAAGAGGCGGAAGAGCGGATCAACCGCATGGAACGCAAGATGGAGGACCAGCTCATCGAGGGTGGCTGGATTCGGGCGCTCAATGAGTTCCTCGACGACATCGTCACGTTTCCGTACGCAGTGCTCAAGGGGCCGGTCAAGCGCAAGCGCAAGACTCTGGCTTGGCAGAACGGCAAGCTGGTGCCCACCGAAGAGATTCGCAACGAGTGGGAGCGCGTCGATCCGTTCATGCTCTACTGGGCACCATGGGCCTCCGACATTCAGGACGGCTTCATCATCGAGCGGCACAAACTCACCCGCGACGATCTGCAAGCTCTGATCGGTGTGCCAGGGTACAACTCCGACGCCATTCGCACCGTCATCGAGGACTTCAATCAGGGCAACCTGAACGAATGGCTCTGGACAGACAGCGCCCAGGCGACCGCAGAGGGCAAACACGTCACCGACGCCACGTTCACTGACGACCTTATCGACGCGCTGCAGTTGTGGGACAACGTCATTGGCCGCGACTTGCTCGACTGGGGCATGACCGCCAAGGACATCCCTGACCCGACGCTGAGCTACCCCTGCGAGGTGTGGCTTGTGGGCAACACAGTCATCCGCGCAGTGCTCAACTATGACCCGCTCGGGCGCAAGCCGTACTACGTCACGTCGTACGAAAAGATCCCCGGCACCGTGGCTGGTAAGGGCGTGACGGACTTGTGCCGTGACTCTCAGAACATGGTCAACGCCGCAGCTCGCTCACTGGCGAACAACATGGGCATCAGCTCTGGCCCGCAGGTCGGGGTCAACGTCAGTCGCATCCCGCCGGGTGAGGACGTGACGAACATGTACCCATGGAAGATCTGGCAGTTCCAGAGCGCAGAGTTTAACGACGGCTCCCAGCCGCTGCAGTTCTTTCAGCCCGGTAGCAACGCCAACGAGCTGATGGCTGTGTTCGAGAAGTTCTCCGCACGGGCAGACGAGGACACCATGATTCCTCGCTACATGACTGGCGAGGCTACACCCGGCGCAGGTCGCACGTCCTCTGGTCTGTCGATGCTGATCAGCAACGCTGGCAAGGGCATCAAGCAGGTCATCACCAACATCGACCAGAACATCATCGTGCCGTCGATTGAGCGTCTCTATCAGGACAACCTGCGCTATAGCCAGAACCCTGATTTGATCGGTGACGTTCGCGCTGTGGCGCGTGGGGCTACGAGCTTGGTGGTCAAAGAAGCTGAGGCGATCCGCCGTCAGGAGTTCTTGCAGCTTGTGCTCAA